GAGTTAGGCGTCCAGCATCGAGGCATTTGTCAAAATGCTTACGATACTGCGGCATGGTCTCTAGAACAAACCAGAGACCATGATGTTCGATAGCGGAGCTTAAACGCTTGAAGTCACGCTTAAACTCATGGGTAAGAACTGGGTACTCTTCTGCGATATCGACTAACATCGCAGAGTAGATACCTAGAACGTACTCGACATAGCCGCAAGGAACAGACATGAAACTTCTCCATGTTTAGTTCGCTAAGGCTTAGTCGATCTTACCGAGCTCGGCGCCAACAGAGTTGGAGGGGAACTACCCTGCAGCCCGATTAGGAATCTTACGATTCCCAGCCGAGAAGTTTGGCAGCGATCCCGCCGGCCTTGACCATGTAGAAGGACATGGCTTCGGAGACATCAATGATGTCCGAGGCGGTCCCGTTCGGATCATTTCTGATCGTGAACGAGATTTCCGACTGCGAGGAAGCCGTCGTAGCCGTGGGTTTCAGAAACCGAGTGATCGTCACAGTGTGACGGTCAAAGGCCTGAGATCCGGCTTTCACGGAATCGTGGCTATGCCGCACTTTCGCGCGGTATGTCACGGTCGTATCGTCGAGAAAATATTCCGACGAATAGCCATCCTGATTGATGAGAGGAAGCACCTTAGCGGTGCCACCAGACCCATCCAGGGTAACGGTAAAGGTCGAACCAAGCATGAGTATGTTCTTTCCTGTTGAAGACTGTGATCAGCGCATCGTGCGCTGAACAAACAGCGACGACAGGATGGACAGCCGAAACGTGTCCAAGAAGGGCACGTTGAAGCCTGGTGTAACCGTCGATGAGACTAGTCTAGTCTTATCGGCGCGATAGGGAGATCCCGTAAGATTGGCATTACCTTTGTAAGTGCCAAGAATACGGACACCCTTAGGTGTGTAAGTTCTTTCACAGGATTTCATCAGACAAGTCTGAGAATGCTGTGCAGGGACGGTATTGGAGTGCGCAAGAGCGTAACTACCAATATTCGTGAAGTAGCCTATCAACCAGGTCCATGGGATAACATCCCATAAGCCCTTAGCCATACCTTCAACAGTAAGGCCAAGGACGAGCCTGCGAGCTAGTCTAATTCTACTTGCATCACCCGGAGAAAACGGAGGTGGAGTGGTGGGCTTCCAATGAATGGTAGCCCACACTTTGCGTTTGACGGAAACGTCATAGTCAAAGAAGACTCCATCTTGGCCAGAACCTAGCCAAGTGGTGGTCCCAGATCCACTCTGTTCATCCGAATTAAGAGTGATCTTCCTACGGAGTCCCGTATCAGAATATAGGGAATTCAGTTCCTGACATCTACGATCGATGTAGGACTGAAGGTCCAATATCTGAT